CGCTTTGACTTGAGCCACTACCACCTGGTATTGTAATTGTTTTTGTTGCACCAGTACCTGATGCTGTAACTCCACCACCGACAAAGTTTAATGTTGAACCTGCTGTTGATAAAGCTGAACCTTCATCTTGAATTGTAAGTGCACCACCAGATATAGTAATCGTTTTTGTAGAACCAGTACCAGATGCTGTGACACCTGAACCTACAAAGTTTAAAGTTGTTCCAGCAGTAGATAATGATGATCCTTCTTCTTGGACGGTAACGCCTGAAGTACCACTGGAAACTGTAGCAAAACTTAATGTACCACTTCCATTAGTTTGTAATACTTGTCCGGCTGATCCATCACTTGTCGGGTAAGTTAAACCTGATAGAACGTTAGTGCCTGAAGCTGTAACTCCACCTGATACTGTAATACCATTTGCAGTTGTTTCTAATTTTTTAGTATTATCATGATAGAAATCTTGTGAACTACCTGAATTAAATACTGCAGATGTTTTACTTAATGCAGCATTTCCAATTGTAAATGTTCCAGATAATACTTGAACATGTCCGTCTCCATTATCTTTAATAATACTATTACTACCATCATGATAAATTTGTAAATCTTGTGAATTACCAAATCTAATAGCATTATTATCTGGAATGTTTACATCTGCAAATTGCGAAACACCGGTACCAACAATTCTACCAGTTACATTTATTGGATGTGAAAAATCAAATTCATCATTTGTTCCATCCCATAAAATAGTAGCATTTGTAGAACTATTAACAGCATCTTGTATTGTAATACCAGCACCGTCTGCAGTAGAAGAAGTATCTCCAGAACCAAAGTTAAGAGTTATATTTTTATCTTCAACATCTAGAGTGGCAGTATTAATTGTAGTACTTGTTCCACTTACTGTTAGATTACCAGTAACTGTTAAATTACCAGCTGCAGATATATTAGTAGAAGTAATATCATCCGAAGTTAGTGTACCACTAACAGTAGCATTATTAAATGTAACATTGTCTGAAGTTCCAACTGCTTGGCCAATACTTATTTGACCATTGGATATTGCTACACCAGTACCAGCAGATATATGAGCTCTTACTTCAGCAGCACTTGGACCAGTATATGTAATTACACCAGTTGAATTATTATATGCTAATGAACCATCACCACCAGCATCTGTGACTGATATTAATGCACGAGTTGTTGCTGCCGTTGTTTCTGTAAAAGATATAACACCAGTTGAACTGTTATAAGATAAATCTCCACTTACACTGATGGCCGCTCTTGCTCTTGCAGTTGTATGGTATAGATTAGTTGAACCTTCTGTTAAATCATCTGTATCAAATCCAGTTAAGTTTCTAGTGTGAAAGCTAGCAACATTACCCATATATCCATGAGCTGAACATTGGTAATATAATGCAACTGGAGTAGTACCAGTAGGAATGATTGTAGTATGAGCACCTGAACTACCAGGAGTTCCATTTGTAGTAACCCCAGTAGTATATGCAGTAGTTTTGTCTGCTTCGTAATAAAATCTTAAAGGATGGCCGGAGTTAGAAGAATCTGATTGATCAAACTTATATGTGTTTCCGGGAACTAATATTAAATGTGGCGATTCTATGCCATTAATAACATACCCTGAACTAGAACCAGTTCCAGTATAAGCGTGATCAGATGTTTTAGAAGCTACTGTAACTGTTAAAGTTTGAGTGACACTCTTACGAATTTTAAAATAAGAATCTGTTGCAGTACCGACTTGTATGACACTATCTAAACTACCTTCAGTAGTTTTCATGTAGAGTTTACCGTCGTTTGTATTTAACGCTAACTCACCTAAGTCTAAATTACTAGTTGTCGGAATGGCACCGGCTGTAGCCGAACGCCTTAATTTAATGTTCGTTTGTCGTGCCAATTTTGGCTCCTATGTTCAATCCCTATGTAGGGCTATTAATTTTAAAATCGTTATATAACGATTACACTAATATTTATATTAGTAAGTACCACCATCTATAATAGTAGAAGCAACAGGAACACCCGAAGAATTATATTGCATAATAGCATGTGAAGCACCAGTGACTTGAGTCATTGCGGTACCTCCAGGATTTGATATCATGATACCATCACCAGTAAAACTTCTTTGACCTGTACCACCTTGAGCAACAGTAAGTCCTGATACAGCTGAAAGTGTAACAGCGCCAGTAATTGTAGCAGCACCAGTAACACTTAGTATATCATCAATAGTAGTTGTACCACCAGCTGAATCAATTGTTAAGTTACCAGATGTGGTATCAATTTCATTATCACCAGTAATACCAACTTGGATATTACCTAAATCAGCACCAGTACCATAAACATTTCCAAACTCTGCATCACTCCATGGTGAAGAAGCGTTATCACCACCACTTAGATCTTCATCTTTTGTAAATACAAATCTTTGTGTTTGTATATCAAGACCAAAGAAACCATCTTTAACTGCAGATCCATTGTGCCATTTAAATCTAATACCACGATCAAGACCATCAGCAGAAGAAGTATCTTTTGCCAATTCGATCATTGGATCTGTTAAAGTAGTTTGAGTTGAGTTAACAGAAGTTGTAGTACCCTGTACCGTTAAGTTACCACCAACGGTTAAATTACCACCAGTTTGTACTGTATTACTTGTAGATGCACCTAATACAACATTACCATCAACGTTTAATGTACCATCAATTTGAGTATTACCAGAAGCGGCAACAACATCAAATTTACTTGAACCAACTGTAAAGTTAGTACCATCAAAGGTTAAATTGGCATCATCTTCCAGTTCACCATCAGCACCAGCAAGTACAATTCTATTATTTGTTAGATCTTCAACATTAAGAGATGCAAGTTCAGTTTGACCTGTTACATCTAATGTGCCACCAACAGATAAGTTAGTAGTAATTGATACACTATTAGGTAATCCAATAGTAACTGTGTTTCCAGTTGCTGATGTTTCAATTTCATTTGAAGTACCAGCAATTGTAAATACTTCGTCATCTAAATCAATTGCAATTGTACCTGAATCAGTAGTTACATCTAAATCTTGAGCATCAACTAAGGTATCAACATAAGTTTTAATTGCTAGAGCTGTTGCTAATTGAGAATTAGCCGCACTTGCAAGAGATGTACTTGTTGAAATACTTGTTACTACTTGGCCAGATCCACCTGAAGATTCAAGTGCAAGTGATCCAATATTAATTTGATCAATGTGTTTATTACCATCTACAATAACAGCACTATTATTAGTAACTGTACCATGAACATGATCCAACAACTGAGTGAAATATTTACCACCAATAACATCCACTGAGCTTGCAAAAGCATTTCCTGGTCCAGAGTTTTCTGCACCTGTACCCATGTACAACCTATCGCCATTATTGGCTTGTGTACCGGCAACATATGAGTATGCAAACTCACCTGTTTTCAAATTAGCAGGCGCGGTGGTGGTTGACGCCGTTGTTAATATTTTAATTCTTGTTAAGTTTGCCATTAATATGTTCCTCCACTAAGGCTTAAATTTTCATTGTCTATTTGTGTAGACATCTTATACTTACCAGTAGTACCGTCAAAAATCATCATAGCACCATCTGTTTGTCCTGATGTATCAACGTCTGCAATGTCTGACATTGAAATACTAAACTGACCAATTGCAAGCTTTTTGGCTACAACTTGGTTTTGATTAGATTGCACTTTAGCTTTAATAGTCGGCATGTTATCTTGTAACTCCCGGTGTTATCTCCACTTGTCCTTCCACTACTCTCGTTATAATTCCAGTTTGATCTGTAATTTCTACGTCATATACATATCTACCCGCAGCTAAAGCTCCAGTCTGAACTGGTGTTAAAGATATTTGCAATCTTCCAGTTAAGGCATTAGCAATAATTGCTGTAAAAGCCGTGCTCGTAGTAGAATCATATGTTTTTCTGAGTTGACCTGCTACAGTATACCCAGTTAGGTTTAATGCTGAATCATCAGCCGCAGTACAATCTATATTTGCTGTAAAGGTTGTACCTTGGTCAATTGTCAGGTTCGATATAATCGCCACTACTTCACTTCCTTATTAACTATTTATACTTTTGAGACTTTCAATCTCAGCTTTTAATTCTTTATTTTGTTCTGTTAATTCTTTAACAGCTTCAACTAAAAGAGCAGTTACTTTATCATACCTTACAGTATCATACCCTTCTACAGAAGATTCAGTTACTAATTCAGGTGCTACTTTTTGTACGTCTTGAGCACTTAAACCAATATGTTCTTCTTCTTTTTGCTCTTCAGTTTTAAATCCAAGTTCAACTGCTTTATCATTCCAGTTATAATGGAATCCATTTAGAGCATTTACTTTGTCTAAGGCATTTTCTATATTACCTTTTTTATCTTTTAATCTATCATCTGATGCTGCAGCAATAATATCACCAGTAGCATATATAGTATTAGTAGATGGATTTACATAAACACCCGCTGTTCCATAAACACTATTACCTGAACCCCATAACATTTGATATGTAGAAGCTGAATTATTGTTATAATTAATAGTAACAGTACTTGCGACTGATGCACTAGATGCTGTTGAAGCACTTGTTGCTGTTGAAGCATTACCATTAAGGCTTCCTTTAAAATTAAAGTTAACATCACCTAGTGTATTTGTACCAGGATTATAATAAAGCCCAGCATCAAAGTAGACTTGTTTATTTTGAGTTCCCGATAGATGATAATCTGTAAAGAGAATATTATACGCTGTTGAATTAGTTTGGTTTTGTGACGCTGCAATGGTGCTGGCTGATGATGCATTACCAGAAAGAGTTGCTGTAATTATACGAGCACTGAAGTCTCCATTTCCATCTCTTTGTACTATTCGACTACCAGTGTTTGCACTAGTACATGTAATAGTAGCTGAGTTAGCTTGGCTGGTGATTGATCCCGCGCTCGTTGCTGTTGAAGCATTACCAGCTAAGTTTGGTACTGTTAATGTGTTCGTATGTGGGTTATAATAAAAATGAGCAGCGGTATCTTTATATAAACTCTCGGGAGCATTATAACCATCATTGGTTTCACCAAATACCATTCTATAACTAGTATTGAGACTTGTTCCAGTTACATATACTGAAGATGCTGATGAAGCATTACCAGATAAACTCCCAGAGAATGTTCCAGCGGTAAGAGTATTTGTGTGTGGATTATAAGTAAAATTTGCATCATATCTAACAGCTTTATTAGCATTAGCATTTGTTCCAATAAATGTTGGAAATCTACTAGCATTGTCTGAATCCGCGCTAACATATACTTGACTAGCCGATGAAGCATTACCAGCTAAGTTTGGTGCATTCAATGTATTTGTGTGTGGATTATATGTTAAATTATCATCTTCATATGCTGATCTATAAGCATTTCCACCAGCATTAAACCAAGCAAGAGGATAATTATTACTCCATGCACCATTACCACCATTTTCTGCGGTTATATATAATCCATTAGCATATGATGCGGTTGTCGCAGTTGTTGCATTACCAGCTAAAGCCCCAGAAAATGTTCCAGTGGTAAGAGTATTTGTATTTGGGTTATAATAAAAATGAGCACCAGTGTCTTTAAATAAACTTTCATAATCATTAACACCATCATTGGCTTCACCAAATACCATTCTATAAGATGTATCATTACTTGCTCCAGTTACATAAACCCGTGATGATGTTCCAGCATTACCATCTAATGCACCAAGGAATCGGCTTGTAGACAATGTATTATCACTAGATCTATATGTTAAACCATCATCATGGTGAAGCGATTTATTACCAGAACCATCACCAGTATGCCATACTACTCTTCTAAAAGTATTATCATCATTATCTTCAGTTACATAAACCTGAGTAGCAGATCCAGCGTTACCAGTTGCACTTCCAGCAGAACCCGTTATATTACCAGTCACATTACCAACCACATTACCAGATAATGGGCCGGAGAATCCAGTAGCAGTTATGGTTCCATCATTATTTGTTCTTACAACTTTATTTGTAGTAACAGCACCCTGCGCAGTTTCATCTTCTTGAACATACCTATCATCAAAGTCATCTGTAGTAACTGATGTTACGTGACCTTGAGCATTAACATTAATTCTTCTTATATAACCACCATCTTCTGATGCTGGCCCGTAATGAGCAGCTCCTACTCCTACTGCAGAGTGATTAATAGTTATAGTATCACCACTTCTAGCAGAAGCTAAAGCAGTTCCACCTGATATAGTAAGTGTATCATTATTACTATTTGCTACTGCTGTTCCACCAGAATTAGCAGCGATATTTTTAAATATATATTGTGATGAACCTCTATCAGTATTTGCAAAAGTAAAGTTAATATTAGTACCGCTTAATCCACCAGAGATATCAATGCCTGTGCCTTCAATTAAATTTAAATCTCTTGCAGCAGTCATGTCAATAGCTGTTCCACTATTTATTTTTACTTGTGGTATGATAATACTATTGACAGTGTCTAATATCATATTACCATCAGCTTCCCAACGATCTTGAGCAAAATTATATACAAATGAGTGTGTACCAGTTACATTAGATGCTGCATTTGCATGAACACTAGTGCCAGAAAATAATCTTGTTTCAATACCAAAACCACCAGTTGATGGCTCACTACCCGAAGTACTAGTAAGTATTAATGTATCTTCAACTTCTAGTGTTGCTGTATTTAATATTGTATTTGTACCATTAACAGTTAAGTCACCAGTAATTGTTAAATTACCTGGAACTGAAACTGTATCGCTTGAAGCGTTACCTAATGTAGTATTACCATTAACACTTAAACTTCCACCAATTGTAGTATTACCAGATATATCTGCAGCACCATTTACATCAAGTGTAGAAGATTCCAGTTCTCCTTGAACTAATACACCGCCTGCTGTTGTTTCTATTTTTTTAGCGTTATTGTAGAATAAATTAACTGCACCATTCTCAGCTGCAGAAATCATAGTTTCATTATTAGCTGCGTTATTTACAAAGAAACTTGGATTAACTATCTTAAGAGGATCGGTACTTGATATAACACTATTAGTATTATCATTATATAATTGGAATTCGTCTGAATTACCTAGTAGTATTTTTTCGCTATATCCTAAATCTAGTTTATCGGCTGTTAAAGCAAATGTAGTATTACCTAAATTAGTAATAGTTGCTGAACCTAAATTACCACTTGATCTAAATGTTGATGAGGTAAATGTAAGTGTGGGATCAGCTACGTTAAAGTCAAAGTTTTGATTTGTTGAATCCCATGTAACTGCAATACCAGATTCTGAATTATTTTGTATTAAATCTTCAGCATTATAGAATGTAACGATATCAGCAGTATTATCTGATTTATCATTTGCCATACCTCTAAGTTGCCAAGCTCTTGCTGGCTTAGATCCTACTAGAGTTTCATTCCATATTAATCTTACATCATGCTTTGGATTACTACCACTTAAAGCAGTTCTATCAACCTGTAATCCTTGTATGTTTACATTTGAACCCGAAGCTGCAGTAGCATTTAAGTTAACAAAGGCTGATCCAAAGTTTGCTACTCCACCTGCAGATGAAAATAATGCAGTAGTGTTTGAGAAGTCTACTGAATCACCAGTAAATGTTATACTGCCAGTAATGTTTTGATTAACACCACCTGCCAAATTTTTATTTAAATGATTTGTATCAAGAGTATTAATTTGTGTTTCATGCTCATTAATAGCACCAACCAAATTATTAGCAGAAGTAGTAAGTGTATAGTTACTTAGTGTACCTCTTACTGCAGCTTCCAATTCATTAATAGCATCTCTAAAGTTTTGAGCTCCAGTACCTAAAGTATAATTTGCTTGAGTTCCTCTTGCTGCAGTTTCTAATTCATTAATAGCTCCGGACAATGTTGTTGCATCTGTTCCAAGAGTAGCAGCACCTTGCTTTAGATCCAATTCATTAATTGCTAAAGTTAAATTTGTTGCTGCTGTAGTTAAATTATTATAATTACCTAATGCACCTTGTATTTCAACAATACCAGCTGATGCGCTTGTTGCGGAATAGCCACTAGCATTATCAATAGTAGAATGATCGCCAAGTTCTGTTCTTAATTCTCGAATTGCTGCTGAAATATCTGTAGCAGACAATCCAGTAAATGTCATATTACCTATATCGGTTTCATGTTCTCTAATGGCGTCTCTTACATTCTGCGCAGAAGTAGTTAATGTATAATCAGAATTACCAGCTCTTAAAACCGTTTCAATTTCGTTAATAGCAGCAACTAAATCATTTGCATTTGTACCAATTGCGTAATTACCAGCACTTCCTCTTATTGCAGTTTCTAATTCATTAATAGCACCAACTGCGTCAGCAGTATGCGTAGTACCCAATGAAGCATGATTACCAAGTTCAGTTCTAAGTTCTCTTAATGCTGTAGATATATCTGTGGCAGATAAACCAGTAAAGACCATATTGCCGATATCGGTTTCATGTTCTCGAATTGCATCTCTAAAGTTTTGAGCAGTTGTTGTTAGTGTATAGTTTGAATTGGTTCCACGAGCGGCGGTTTCAATTTCATTAATAGAAGATACAATATCTGATTTATTAGTAGTACCTAATGAAGTAATTTCACCAATATCATCTTGAATTTCTATAATAGCATCAATAGTATTTGTAGAAGTTATTACTACATCATCACTTGTTGGAATTGTATGTAATTCAATAATGTTTCCAAGAGTGAGATCAGGACCAGCTTGAGAGCTTATATTTGCTGCGGCAATTCTATTTGACGCGTCGGTGTGTGGAACTCCAGCATTTGCACTAACACTAAAATTTCCACTGTGTGATTTAAATAAAAGTTCAGATGTAGTTGCTTTATATAATACACCTGAGAAACCATTTGATTGAGTAACAGTAGCACCTTCAGTAAATGAAGCTGGTATAGAAGGTGAACCACTTAAAACAACTCTTAACGATAAATTAGGTACATGAAAACCAGATTGAGTTAAACTTTGTGATAGTGTTGTTCCATCTTGAACTGCTTTTACATAACCAACTTTATATGATTCAGTTACAAGTCTTACTAATTTAGTGTTAGCAATAGAATCAGTTGAAAATTTAATTGGTAATGAAGCGTTAAAAGTACCAGTAGTATTTTTTAGTGATATTTTATTTTTATTAATATAATTAATAATACCAGTAAATGTTTCTGAACCAGAATTACCTTGGAATAAAACTACATCTGAAACAAAACTAGATGGTATCGTTGGATTACCAGTCATAATAATAGTTGCAGGAGCATCTATTACTTCTTCTTGTTTAATTTCGAATCTTAAGTTTTTACTTGATGCATCGGCATCATATACAGAAAATACTGACTCACTAGTACTTGAATAAGTATATACTTTATCAGTTAATCTATTATCTAATTGATCAACATCTCCTAAATGGTATGAGACTTCATTAGTTTTCTGTCTCCACTGTTCAAGAGTATTATTCTTTAAAACCTTTGTTTCGTTATTTGCCATTATTTATCTACCATCTTTTTAACTAATTTAGTAAGATCTGCAATTTGCTTTTTCATATCTTCGATATCAGCAGATTGCTTTTCGTCTAGTTTCCTTTTTTCTACTTGAGCTAACCTTGCTTCGTATGCACTGTTATTAGTATTTATAACCGCTCCACTCGTAAAATCCTTCATTAAATCAGGATTATCTTTTATTTTTGCTGTTTTTCTAGTTGCCATATTATGTTGCCGCCACTGCTCTAAAGTCTTTTACTGTTGGAACATTAGAACTATTAGAAGATCTTAAAACAATTTTAAATGCGAAAGATCCAAACTTACCAATTGTAGGATCAATTGAATAATGAACTTCGCCATATGAACCCGCATCATTAGTTACTATTATTGAATCAGGAGATGCTTCAATCCAAGGTAAAGTATCGAAGTCAGTATCTGATCCAGCTTCCAACACTTTAAAGTATAAATCTATATTAGAACCAGATGGTTTATTTGCATTAATATATACATCTAAAATATCTGCTTCATTATTTAGATCTACTCTCTTTGTTACATATCTTGTAGCATTTGATGTACCACTTGAAGATGTATCAGCTACGTATGTTCGTCCATTTGCTGCACTATTATATGCCGATGAATTTGTAGTAGCATCATTTAATCTATTTGCTACAGTAGTTACTGAACATCTATTTAAATCGATTACTGGTGATAATGTAGAACTACCATTTAAAGTAGCTGTTACTACAAGAGATTTATTACCAGCACTTGAATCAGTTGTATAACTTGCTTCATTTATTGTAGAAGCCACAGTCATAGGAGCATTAAATTCATTATTAGAATTAGCTAATATACCACCAACTGTTTGTTTAACATAAGCACTTTCTGTTCCATCAATAGTTTTACCTGATTGGCCTTCCATAGATAATCCAATATTAGTTCCCGGTACTTCTAATGTTTGTATTTGTGGAACCAATATATTATATTGATTATTTTCTGTTGCTGTAATACCAGATCCACCACCATCAATAGAAACAGCAGAAGCAGTTCCTGTTACTTGAATTGCATAATGATCTAATTCAATTGAGGCTGAAATAATATCATGAGTTTTATTCATATTACCAGCTGTTATTCCATTTACAGTACCACTTTGTCCAGCAATTGTTACTTTATTGTTTGCTCCATACATTCCATGGTTTGGATGCGTTACTCTTATAATACTATTTCCACCTGAAGTAGAAATATATCTAAATGGATTTGATTTAAGAGCTTTAGCAGGTATACTATCATTTGTTAATTTTAATGTAGCACTATTAGATGTAAAGTTTGCTCTATATAAAGTAAATTTAAGATCTTTAGTTTGTTCTGGAGTCCAGGTTGAAGCATTTTGTGATGTAAAGAATACACCATTATATGGTTGCTTAGTTACTCTGTTATCACTATCTATTAAATCAAAACCACCAGTTTCTGCAATATAAACCTTATATTCATCTGATTGAGATATGAGAACAATACAATATTCTTGATCTTGTCCTAAATAAACTGGATAATCAAAAGTAACAGTACAAGCTTGTGAACCATCTGTTGATGTAGTTATTGAGTTAGGATATACATTAACATCTGTTCCTGGAACAATTTGTTGTGTAGGTATACCATTTTCTACTGAACGTATAGAAACGTTTAATGGAATATTGGCATCTTTAGCTTGTACAAATAAATCTAATTTAGTTACAAACAATCCACCAACCTGATCAACAATAAATGTTTGAGCTAGTGGATCTACCCAAGTTACTGGTGTAGTAAATTTAGTAATTGAAGTTTCTGAAATAACTCGATCATCACTTAGTTCTGTAGTTACAAACTTAGGAACTTTAGTAGATTGTATAACATTTTCTTTTACTTCTAATAAACCTTGAGCATGATATAATGCTTCTGCAAATGTTGTTTCTGAATCTTTATTGTTAGTAGAAGAATCTGTTAATCTAAATTCTCTGGTACCAGTTTTAAATTTAAGTAAATTATTTCTAGGTATAATGAATGATCCTTCCAATCTACCAGCAGCATCTGTAGTTAATAAACCTCTTTGTGAATCTGGATGTTGAGTAGCACTTGCATAGCCAACTACATTAACTTGATCTGCGAATTCTTTATATCCGCCAGTTTCACTACAATAATTAGTTACATTAGAACCATTAAAGAACGCATACACCTTAGTGCTTGGCTTCATAAGTTCTGCTTTAAAGAATATTTCTCTAGAACGTATGAATGGAACAAAGTTTGTTTCTACAACTCTTGATCCTAATTCTTTTAATTGTGTATCTGGAACAACAGTAGTTCTTAAACCAGATCTAGCTTGATTTGAAGTAGTAGTTGTTGCAGTAGTAGTTGTGACACCACCTACTTGAACTCCACCCTGACGGCCTCCTCTTCTTGGACCATCCCACCAGTTATTTCCACCAAATTCATTAACATCAATTCTTGGATTTACGTTTGCTCCACCACCCGATGTTGTAGTACTTACTTCAGTACCAGTCCAGTTAGTTTCCCATTCATTCCATACTGTTCCTAATATACCAGATTCTTCAGCCATATTTACTAATTGATCATATACACCTTCATCATCAATAATAACATCTGGTCTTATTTCAGTATCTTTCCACTCATCTGATTCTGGTGAAAGTTTAACTTGACCACCCCAACTAAATACATTGTATGGATTAACAAATTCTGAAGTAGTTGCATAAGGTTGCTTTGCGAATACTGCATGACCAAATGGAAGCGTTACAATTGAACCATTTTTAACTGCAGTACCTGGTGAAGCCACATGTCTAATTAAATTTATATTGTCTTCAAAAAACTTAGGTCTTAATATACCATTAGCTTTGTCTATCGATACAGCATAGTCTGGATGTGAAACATTAGCTATATTATGTCCATAAAAGCCATCTACTAAAAATCCATTTTTAAGTCTTTCATCTGATCCAGAAAATATTTGTGTATCTGCAGCTTCTTTTTCTAATAAAGAAAGTGAAGTATAATATTCTAGATTTTTTATTCTTTTATCTAGTGATCCGATATCTCTCATTGTATATCGTTTATTGTCTATCGGTTCAGGAATAAGATCTGATGGGTGGAATACATAAGGTCTAAATTTAAGAGTATATATTACCATTGCATCATTAGGATCATCTGGAGATTGAGGATTTCTATCTGCAACTCCGCTTGCGATTTTAAACTCACCTTCTCTTGTTAAAAAGAGTTTATCAATTCTAGGAAGATAGTGACTTACATCGGCTAGTAGAATAGATCCCGGCTTAGGAGTATCTGCATTTTGAGATCCTGTGCCTGAAGTAAATACAGTATCAGTAGTAAAAGATCCAGCTGAAGCTTTAGTTGGTCTAAAGTCAATAGCATCTCTTAATTCTACATTACCCTTAATACCATTAAATGATGGAATGGTTTCATATTCTGCAGAGTCGTATGAATCAACAGTAAAGTAGTCTCCATTACCATGTTGATAATGTTCAAAGGTTACACTTACTGTTGTGCCATCAGCTATATTGTCAATTGCAATTAATTTACCTTCGTCATAGAAATTATCTCTTTGACCATTGTCTAATGTAAATGCATCTAATTTATCTACACCACCTATAGTAATTGCTGTGACTTTTTTAATATCAGCTTTATCTAAATTAATGACTCCACTATTTATTGTAAAGTTTGCAGGACCAACGCTTTGCTTTGTTTTTGTTTTAAGACCAGTACTTGTTTTTTGTACTGAGAAAATAACTTGAGCATGAACTCCATTAGCAGCACCAGTAATACTAGATGAAATGTTTTGAATTGTTAATGTAGTTGAACCAACTGCAGTTGTAATATCTCCAGGTGCTACCATTTCTGGTGCATTGTTTCCAACAGCAATCATGACATCTGATTTAGATTGAAGTGTACCACCAAAGTTATTAAATGAGATTGCAGCAGATGTTCCGCTTCCACTAAATGTACCTTGATTTCTTTGCCTTGTTACAAACCTAGGTGGATCTGATGGACTTGAATCTAATAGAGATTTAACAGCAGAAAATGGAAGCTTAAATACTAATCCATTATTACCAGTATCAAATCGAGTTCCGGTACTAGATAAAGTAGCAGTAAAGTCTTGGCCCGAAGCATTGGCTTGTGTTATAGTAGTAACAGCACTAAATGAATTAGAACCTGACATTGTAATGTCAAATAAGAATACATGGAAGATAGTTGAATTAAATTCTTCAACACCTCTTATTCTACATGTACCAATTGTAGCTCCACCACCATTTTTTAAACTAGCTGTTGCATAAGCTCCAGCAGTACCACCAATATCTGGCATTCCTCTTATAGATGATTTAGTAACCTTTACAAAGTTACCAAGTTGCATTGATACAGATTGTTGATTTTCGTTTACATGATCTCTTGGTTTATCTACTACTACATATTTAGTAGCAAGATTTTCTATTCTAAAGCCTTTTACATAAGCAACAGAAGGCTCAACACCTACTGCCAATTTAGTAGCTACTCCACCATTACCAGAAGTTAAATAACCTCCATTACCAGCTTCATCGTCTAAATGTTCTCTAATATCTAGTGTGTATGGTCTTACTGCATAATCACCAGATTCTTCGTGTGTTCTTCTTGCTAATCTTGAGCTTAATTCTGTTCCACCAGTTTTATCAGTTGTTTCTACCTGAATAATTCCATTTTCTATTTTCATTAATAGAATATAATTAGAGTATGTGGTATTAGGTGCAGTTAAAGATTCCTTAATTAAAGAAGTAGCAATTTTATATCTGTGAGCACCAGGTGCTGCAAAATTTGGTGTACCTTGAGCATTATCATTTAATGAACTATCTGAAGCACTATCTAAATCGAATGTTTCAATTACATTTAATCCAATAATATAACTTGGAGTATTTGTATATTTGTCTAAAAGAAGAGATTGACCTGCAACATAAACAAAAGTTCCTGCTATAAAATAAGCACCTTCTTCTATGTTTGCAATTGCGCCTTGTCCAATTGGACCTACTGATGTTGCTCCAACTTTACCAAATATAGCTGAACCGGCATCATTAGAAAATACTTCATCTGCAGCAAATTTTTGAACTGTTTTATTTGAACCACCAGCATTAATATATCTAACATATAATGTATTGGGATCAGATCCTGTAGCAGCAATAGCATTAAGTACTAAGGCTGTAACCTGATTACCACTATTAGCAGTACCGGTAATTGTTGAACCAATAAGAGAACTTAAATTATTTGACTGATAAGTCGTATTATATGTGGTTGAGGAATGAGTAAAAGAAGCATTCGTTAATTTAATAAAGTCATATTCAGTATTAACTGTAACTTTACCACCAACAACTCTTGAACCATCTTTAAAATTATATTGACCAAGCCTATCTAATTGAGATTGAAAAGCTGTCTGAAGCTGAGTTAATTCTCTTGCTTGTACAGCATGTCCAGGCCTAAACTGGATTCTATGATAATTTTTAGTTTCATCATAGTCATCGTAGTATGGTGCTATATTATAATTTTTTACTCGTGTAATTCCCATTTTATTCCTCTTTAAATTCTAATTTCTAGAATTCGACAATTAATTTAATGTCTTCAATCTGTGATGATGATCTATTAATAGGATCTCTATTTTCTAAGAAGATCAATTGACCACTATTTCTTTTAACTTCAGGACCATATCCATTTGCAATTGTACCAAAAGCATCGCCAGTATTTAATGTAGCACTACCACCATTTGGTAATGTTCCAGTAATGGTATCACCAGATACAAAATTACCAAATCCAGTTTTTTCGTTTTGGTAATAATAGAGTACTTTATTGGATGTATCTATTTCTACTAAATAAGCTTTTGCTCCACTGGTCGAACCACTGATAACTTGATCAACAGCAAATCCAGTAAGAGAAGCTCCAGAGTGTAAGCGCAAAGATCTTCTAGCTCTCAATGTAGTTGCTGAAGCTACAACATCAGATCCAAAATTCTGTGGATTTTTAATTAATGCAATTTGTCTGAAATCTTGACCTACTGTTAAGTCACCACCTTCTGAACCAGAAAGCTGAGTATTAATAGCAACAAAGAAAGCTCCTAATTCGGAAATAGGATCTGTACCATGTCCATTAGGTGGAGATATAACTGCTCTTGCAGTTGCTAAAGATCCACCGCCGCCACTGATTACAATATCAGCAACGTTATAATCTGTTCCTTTATCAGTAACAGTAATAGAAGCTACTGTTTGGCTTGAGCCAGATCCGGCCATCACTGCAGTTGCAGTAGCACCAGTACCATCACCAGTAATTGTAACAGTAGGTGCTGAACTATAATCTTGTCCAGCTGATGTGACTTCTATTCTTTCAATACCAGCAGCTTTACCATGACCTAATGAATTAATTTGAGCCGTTTGGTTAGCGTAGTTAACATCAGTCGTAGCAAACCTACCAAAGGTAAGTGTTCCACCATCAGTTAATGATTGAGCACTTGATAGCGTAAGTGTAGTACCACTAATGTTTGCAACCGTAACCGAACCAGAGATACCAGCACCTGTTACTAATTGACCAACTTTAATGTTAGCATTTGCTGCAGACAAAGTAGCTGCAGTTGCAGAACTTGTAGCACCATTAACTGTAGCAGTTGTTGGATAACCAAGTGTATTAACTGGCATATATGAATTCGTTAAGAATTTTTCAGCATCTACTACTGTGACAGTGTACATGTATTTCCACTTATATCCATCTGATTCTGAAGTTGGTTCTGTATTAATATGTACAGGTTCTATTGTAGAAGCACCGGCTCCAGCTACGATACACTTATAAACTTTAAACTCGGATGTGATTATGTAAAAAGCTTTGTCGTATATTGTAGCATCATCTGAATCCCATGCAACATAAGATCTACCAGAAGTCCATGTATGTCTATTAACTACGTGTGCCACTTCTCCGGCGGTTACTTTTTTCATACCAATCATTTGCTGGTATGCTCCTGCTATATTGTCAATATTATCTAAAGGAGTGAATGGTGTAGTATCAGTAGTATCACTAGTTGAATTTGACCAAACATCTGATTTACCGATAGCGACATAAACACTACTAGAGGCCACATCCTCTTTAAAGTTTTGAGCATTGACTACTCTAAATGGTGTTGTTACTATTGCTGTCATTTTTTATTCCTGTGCTATAATAGCTTTGTTATTAAATCTATTTATAATAGTTCCAGGGAAGTTTTCAATAGTTTTGTCACTAAAAAAGCTGATTGGATATCCATTATGAAACTTCCTAGCGCTATCAAAATTACTACCTTTTCTATTAAAGTAATTATTATTTATAAGGGTTCTAAAGTTGTCGTCTCCAACTTCTGTTGCAACATGATTTAAAGAAAGTATAAGAATTTCTTTGACTTCTTTTGCTCTTTCTTCAATGTTAGTTGGTGAATTAAATCTAACTACTGGATCTCTTACATAACCTCTACCTTGATTTGTAATTGTAATACCAGTTATTTCTCCTTTATGTATTGGATTATCTTCATCTGATATATCGTCTGCTGCAGCAATTTGAACCGTAGCAGTTGCGTTCACATTTGTAGATAATAATACACCATCTGAATCTGTTGCAGTAGGTGGTCCAATTTCTATTCCGGGAGCCTGTGAATATGTTTTATCACCAAATGGACCAGAAGTTTTAATGCTTGTTACTTTACCAGCATTAGCATTTGCAGCAGGACTTGCATTAGCAGAAATATAATTACCTCCACCACTTACAATAGTTGTTCTTGCAATTCTTCCATCAACATCTACTTGACAAGTAATAGTTGCATTTGATATTGATTGTCCTGGTATAGGATCTCCTGTTACTGTTACTGCTGGCCCAGTGAAAAAGTCTTGACCATTAATTGTTTGTTTTGTTGCTGGATTTACTGGATATCCAAATCCAGGATTGGCTATACTTACATTTGTAATTACTCCACTTGGATTAAGCGTAATAGATAACTGACCTGAATTGCTTACTTTAGATTCTAAATTTGGTAAGAAGAAAGATGTAAATGCTTCAACAAGTAATGCAACATCTTCTGCGCCAATAACACCAGGCTGTAATCCTGGCATTGAAGATAAAGTTTTTCTATTTAATCTTCCATATAGATCTCTATATGAATAAATAAACCCAGGTTGATTTGGAACTGGTATAGATCCAGTATTACCCTCATTAATACCTGTATCTAATTCAACTGCTTCTTGTCTTATATTATCTCCAAGAGCAGCACGAGTTAATTCTGTTAAAATAAGAATTTCACCAAAGAATATAAATCCAGCTGGATGTACTAATTTATCAAAGGCTGTTTCCCAGTCACTTAAGTTTTTACCAGTTCTTACTACATAAGAAAACTTTTGATAAAATTTTGAATCTTGTAATTTAACATTATCAGATAAGAATCCTTTATGATCTAGGTATTGGTTTAACCCTTGATCCCATTTACCTGAAGAAGGTATTAAAGTTTTATCGTATGGAAATTCGGTTTCTACATTTTCATCAAATAATAATCTAAAGAATATTTCAATCGAATCTGATGTACCCTTTAGTTTATAAAAGTCATTAATATTTTTGTATAGATTTCTTTTATTAACAGTCAAATCTCTTGGAATTGCTGCAGCAATTTCTTTCTGCATAAGCTCTAAATAATCAGTTGTATTTTCATCTATATTCAAAGCTTCTTCAATGGCATTAATAATATAAGAAGGACCAGGTCCAACCCAATAAGTAATAGGTGTTACTAATTTTGCAGTCTGGCCGTTAAGATTATTATCTAAATTAACAACAGAAAAGGTTTTACCAATTTCAGTTGTACGATCTTTAAGAGTACCTGGTAGTTCATTACCATTTGATATTTGTACATTTGTTCCTGTTAATGGTACTGTAGTTTCAACTCCATTAGAATCTGTAACCACTAAGCTTGAACTTGCTCCATCAAAGTCAGTAAAGAATTCGTTGTTATCGTTATTCGGATCTAAGATTCTAAAGACAGCTCTTCTTGACGCTACTAAATCTGTAAAAGTTTCTGTCTCAACATATATGAACTCTTTCATATTCATGAATTCATAATATTTTTCAAGAAGCTGTTTAATACCAGTGTCACCAGAATCTGTTAAGATTTCTTGAGGTATAACCTGATCGATTCGTAAATCTTCTTTTGTTTTCTTTTTAAGCGATCCAACCGATTCTACATAATTCGGATTGGTTGCGTCTGATCCATATCCACTCATGTTTAAGTACTCGATCTAAATCTTGATGTTGTCTGATAATTAACACTTCCAGAAGAACCTGATGTTGCAATCGTATCTTTATTAGCAGTCATTGTTGTTCTTGTAGAATCAATAGAAAGTATTTCATCTCTCTTTGGAGCAATATCTAAAGAATCTGGAGTTGCTGTGATACGTATTGGAGTTGCATCGTCTGGTATAAATGAATTTAAAGTAATTGTACCTTCTGTTGGATCAACTACTCCACAATCCGATATTGTAGTTACCTTATCTGCTCCAACTAAACGATAAGCAAATATTTTTCTATTTGAAGAACCGGGAATGGCTACATCATTAAAGAAGTTATCAACTCCATTTCTTTTAAAAGCCGTGGATTGAATGACTGATTCTGTAGCTCCACCAGGAACATAGAAAGAACCCGGATATGTTAAACTAAAATTATTTGATATACTTGTTAAAGGTGTAATACTTTGAAACATAAAAGGACGTACTGACGAGTTAAGAATAGAAGGGTCAGAAGAATCGATCGCTCTTAATAAAGCAGAGTGTCTAAAGACTCCATCAAACTTATTGAGATCATTTAATGAATAATCATCGATTGTATCTGAAACCACAGCCTTCAGTTCAATATCCGTTCTATCAGTTAAGTTTGGATTATATTTAAATGCTACATCTAATTCTAAGAAAGAATAGTTTGGATCTACGACAGTTGGCGTAATTGATACTACATTCTTTCCTTGTAAAACCGTACCAGTCACTGTTGCCTTTTCGTCATCGGTTAATTTATCAGCGGTCTTGGGTTTAATGGCAATAAATATTTTACCATAATCAGGAGTCGCCTGATCTTCTCCACCCCATGTAGAGATCGCATCGATATTAGAAAATTCTCTTTGAATAATCGCTCGATAATCATCAGCAGTTACCGCTCTGTTTTGAGAAGTATATGTTAATGGAGCATTATAACGAATAGATTCAAGAGTTTCTCCATCAGCACCACCGGCTGCTGATGTCACTGTGGTGACTGCGATATTAGAAAAGCCGCCAACATTATCTACCATTGTAAATACCGAAGCACCATTTGCTTCAGTACCATTTGAATAAACATAGTCCAGTGTTACGATATTATTATTTAAAGGTTTAGAACCGGTTACACCGTCACCGAAATAGACTTCATAAAAACCAGAAGTATTTTCTTGTAAATGATAGATCTTACTCGAAGCGTCTACATTTAAAAGAGTCGTAAAGAGAGTAAAGATATCGAAGGAGGTTGATTCCTCATTTGCCTGTACACGAACTCGAAGAGTACTTGTATCTACGGTCTTATGAGGAAGCTGATGTTTCTGATTTTCGATATCGTTATCGACTCGATATTTAATTGAGTTATAACTTCCCTCTGCAATGGCTACATCATTATATGTATAGGTATTACCGACAATTGTAGCAGACTGAGTATTTAATGTCACGAACTGATATGTCTCTCCATCCACTGAAGTACTCAGTTTCGTTCCACGTTGCAGAGTTAAATTCGTCGGCTTCGTACCGGCGACACCCGCCACATTCACGACCAGATTTACCACAGCTCGCGGCGCTAGCCGCGACGCCGGAACGTACCCTAGCATACGAGCTCTTGAGACTGCGTTACCTCTTATCTGAGCTGAGTCTAAAAAAGCTTCGTTTAAAGCAAGATGTCCTGCCATAGCGTTATAATGTGTATTATAAGCCAGAACGTCAAGAAGAACATTCAGACCCGCGCCCTCAAAATCATAGTCATTAAAAACCGTTTGTCTTTTTAAAAAGTTTTTAAGATTTCTTTTGATGTCGTCAAAGTCTAATTCTGTGGTTTTTAAATTTGATGCCATGTTATATTACCTTAATCTTTGTAGAACAATTTCTACTTCTGTATTTAAATCTATTTCTATTATTTGAAAAGAAACCGTGATACGATAAGCATTTCTATCTGATTGATCTTCAATAGCAACTCTACTTACTCTTATTCTTGGTTCATAATCTATTAATACTTGTTTAATACCATCAGATAATTCATATTTAGTGATAGCATCTGCTGGTTCAAATAGAAGTCCTCTGAGGTTAGCTCCTACTTTTGGTTGAAAAGGTCTCTCAAAGAAATTAGTTAATATCAAATTTTTAACTGAGTTCTTAATAGCCTCATCGTCTTTTAAAGGAATGACATCCTTTCTTATAGGATGGCGAGTTAATTTAAGATTTAAATCAGCCCAGCCTTTCTTACGAGCAACAACGCTGATAGGGCCCGATGATGCTGATCTGTCTCCTGTATAATTTGCCATATATCTATTTATACTCTTTTGTTATATAGTTTGGAAAAAGGTCTGGAAGCATTTTTTCTGGAGAATTTTTTTTTCTGCTGAAAATCTCTGAAAGAAATCTGAGGCCGAGATATGCTAGCCCACCGTATACCATGGCGGCCTTTTTCGAGCCAATATAACCGCCCATTTGTCTTGAATAATAACCCTTTACATTCTGATCAATATGTGTTATAATACTATAGTACATTATGTTCCCTTCGTCGGTGACTTCGTTTCTTGTGTCGCTGGAGTAGGAGAACTTGATCCACCTGTACCTGGTACTTCAACGTGTGTATGGCCAGATAATGTTACAGACGCACTTGTTTCACCATCATCTCCTACGCTACCGGCCTTCGCTGTAACCTCTCCTGTGACATCGAGCTTTCCTGTAATAGTAGTATTACCATCTATATTAACGATATCATTGATTGCATTGATTTGTATACCACCATCCTTATCTATTAATATTGTAGTACCTTTTTTATGAGTGATACTGATGCGCTCTGATCCCTCTGTGTTATCTAATTCTATTAGGTGCCCAGCCTTACTACGATATACTTTGTTACTCGGTGGATTGAGCTGTGATTCAACAGGTATATCTCTGACACCGTTCTCTTGCGTGGCTACTGATCCCATTACCATAGGGTCTTGAGCAGAGGATCCATCACGAAAGAAACCTACGACCCAGGAACCGACTTCTAAATGATGATTGGCTCCTATACCTTGATAAGAAGCTGCTGTATTGGGCATTATAACTGTAGCCCATGGTAGATCATCTGTAGTTAAGACAGCTTTATCCATTGAATGGAACCCTATACAACGTACTTTCACGCGATTTAATATTAGAGGATCATCAATATCTTCTATTATACCGGTATACCAAGTAAACTGTTGTCCTATAAAATCATCTTCTCTCATAGCTCTACCTCTTTATCATAATCTAAATTGCTCGTATCCTTCTTACACAATAGGTTCATAGTATACTCTTGATCATAATTAAACTTATGCTCTATATCATATACGATATACACACCGCTTTTGTTCTGATCGATTGATTTATTGTTCTTATTTAACTCTGCGTCGAGACTCTTAGGTATCTTAAGCCGTATCTTAGCTCCAGCGGCTATACGAGGATCACCACACACATTTACGTTTATTTGAGACGCTTCCATAGAGGCAGTTTTTGATGATGCATTTTGAATATTCTCTGGCATTGCATCATGATAATTACTATAACCAGAAAAGGCTAAACTATTAAGTGATGCATTATAGTCTCTTGCACTGACGAACTCTTCTAATCCCTTTTCTAGGAACTTCTTTTCCTTTTTATATGATCGATACTTATTATCTCCTATAACAAACGTATCATCATACCTATATTCCTTATCTATTACG